CTTTTACAAGTACACCTATGTCGAGCACAGCTCGACGGCGTCTCCAGACCATGTTTTCTTCTTTGTTAGATAAATTTCTACACAAAGAGAGAAAGGGATCCGGATCCACAGCTACCTTCGAGAAAACTTCGATGATCAAGCTGACGGTCAGAAATGCCCGTCACTGGTTTAACCAATGGTACAACCTTGTGTCATGGTATTCCAGAGGAAATGCAATCACCACTGTCGCAATGACAGAACGTAACTCGTTCGCTCTTTATGTGGTAAGGATACTGAAGAATAGAGGGATAATGGATCTTATAACCAAGTTCAAGATCATGTTGTTTGTGGTTAACTCTTACCTAGGAGGCAAGAAATTAAGCCATACACAAGACCTTGGAACGAGAGTTCGTTTATCCAATGGGTTACCCGCTGCTATTCCTGCATTCGCAAGGCACGGCCTTCGAGTAATGAATCAGCACTACATCCATATATGGACTTCGATACTTTTCAGTTACAAAGGTCTCCTAGGCGAATGGCAGGTCCCAAACCTACATGAGTCTCCTATAGCTCAAGCACATCCCGATTACAGCGCAAATGTTGATTTCCAACACTTTCAATCTGTCTTCGCCAACGTCTTCTGGTATAATATTTTAATACCACTAGGTATAAAGAATCCTGACCTTAGGGTCCGGAATGCTTTCTTCACTACTCATGCGGGGCCCAACTGTCCGATCTCCATTTTAGGAGCTGGCCTAGACGCTTTTCTGTGGTTCTGCGCAACTGACGAAGAATGGGTAGAGCAAAATCATAATGAGATTGCCGCCCTTATTCCTGACGTGAGCAGTGTCCCAACAGTTAAGGAAGTCTTAGTGCACATTCGGGAACATATTGGAGTACCACGTAACCTGATCCTAGAGTGGTTAAATGCCACTGGACAGGGTGAGTTAGCGTTGAACTTCCGTAAAACCGCTAAGATGTTCAAGATGTCTTACATCCTTGCAATGCAAGTGATGCCACACCATGTGGTAGCCAAAGGTAAAGTACCGCAAGGAGGACCAATTCAAACTACTGCTGTAGCTTCTGGTATCTTAGGATTAAACCTAGGAATACTTCGAACTAAGCATCTAGTCTTACAACGGTTACATAATTTATATGAGGCCGCTGGAAAGGTCAGAACCATTGCTATAGTAGATTACTGGACGAATTTCGTCCTCAAACCGCTCCATGATTGGATGTTTGATATTCTAAGGCAATTACCCCAAGACGCGACGTTCGATCAAGAAGGGAAAGTGCGAGAGTTCGCGAAAAGAGGGTACACCGAAATTTGGTCTTATGACCTTAAATCGGCAACGGATACAATTCCGTTGGCTCTATACCGCTCGCTGTTCTCGTATATACTACCCCAGCATATAGTTGACTTGTGGCTAGAATTACTTGTCAATAGGGCATTCAAAATCCCTACCGACATGGAGAAAAGCTTCCCTTTCCTACCAGACATGGACCCTGCAGAGAAACTTTCTGCTACAAGGATAAGGTACAATACCGGTCAACCAATGGGCGCTTTAACAAGCTGGGCCTCGATGGCTTTAGTACACCATGCTATTGTCCTCTGGGCGGCGGTGAATGTTGGAGAGATCCGACGTTCATCAATTCTATCCTTCATCGACTACTTAGTCTTGGGGGACGATATTGTTATTGCTAACCGTAAGGTGGCGGAAGAGTATCTTCGCCTATGTAAATCTTTAGGTATCCAAGTAGGATTGGCCAAAAGTTACATATCCGAGGTCGGCATGTTCAACTTCGCTAACCAAACATTTGTAGGACCGAATAACCTTTCTCCAATTTCAATGAAAGAGGAGGCCCAAATTACCTCGTTACCAGCAAGGGCCGAATTGGCCTTGCGTATGGTCCGAAGGGGGTGGCGTGTCATAACGTCAAGAGGTTGGCTTACATCTAATTTAAAACTGTTCCTAAATGAAACAGCGTTCAATCGACATGTAAGACCAACAATGCAAGAAAGGAACATTAATCCTACTATTGCTTGGGTCTTATCAGCTGTATTGATTCCAGGCACAACCCGACTTGGGTTCGCTGGTGTTGGTATGTTACCCCTAGAAACTCTTTTTGGCGCTTTCGCGGCGAAAAGAAGGATCTGGGGCCAACCAATAGAATCGCTGGTGTCCTTTGTTTCCAAAGAACGACAAGACGCCCTTATAGGGGTCCTTGCCCAAATGGTAAGTACCATCTATGAGAATTACCTTCGCAATCGTAAACGACTGGAGGTATTTGATCAATGGGTTTCCCAGATCATTTCTCCAGATATCGAATGGTTGCTTAAACGTGTATTCTCGGAAGCAAGGGGTGACGCTCTGAACCGCTGGACTAAGGAGTATAGGGTGAAAATGAAAGAGTTACAGGTTGTAACCCGGTTACCAAACTTTAACATCTATGATGTTGAAGCTGGAACAGGTATGGCCTGGAACGAAATCATGCCCTTCCTTGTCGCGGCAGAGGAAGCCCTTCCCCAAGTTCCTGATTTCCACGCGCATGCCATCGAGGTACTTACTGCGTTAGTAGGAGGGGTGGGAAATGAGTCTACCCAGAACTCTGCGTTACGAGCATTCATGAAGCTCACTAATATCATCGGTATGATAGACCATATGGGATCCTTTGCGACTCCTGGTATTGTAATACCTGAGGAAACTTCCTCACTCGAAGTAGTTTTATCTACAACGAAAGAAGATCACTCTAGTCCGTGTTCTAACCATAACACGGTGGTTTAGCGGCTCGAAGCAACGACTCGGGGAACATGGCGCCCTATAATACTCTTCGTAGTATAGAAGTCAGCGTTTCCTCTCTGAGGTTCGTCTTCTTCCAATTTATTGAAAGAACC